TCATCGACGAGAAGCTCGCCCAGCTGAACGGGAACGTCGAGGCACTGCGCCTCTCGGAAGCGAAACCCTTCCTCGAGGCCATGAACCAGCAGTTCGTGCAGACCTTCATCTACGGGAACACGGCAGTGAACGCCGAGCGGTTCCTGGGACTCTCGCCGCGCTACGGCGCGATCTCTGGCGCCACGAACGCGCAGAACATCCTGAACGGCGCCGGCGGCGGCGGCACCAATGCCTCCGTCTGGCTCGTCGGCTGGGGCGAGGATACGGTCTGCGGGATCTTCCCCAAGGGCACGAAGGCCGGGCTCACGCACGAGGACTACGGCCTTCAGACCGTCCAGACGGCTGCGGCGGGTGCCGCGGTCGGCATGACCTCGGGCTTCATGCGCGCGTACCAGGATCGGTTCGTCTGGGAGCCGGGTTTGGCGTTGCGTGACTGGCGCTACGTGGTCCGCATCGCGAATCTCTCGATCACGGCGCTGACCACGAACACGTCCCCGCCGAATATCGTCACCCTGATGTCGCGCGCGCTCGATCGCATCCCGTCCCTCAAGGGCTGCGTGCCGGTCTGGTACATGAACCGCACGATCTACTCCTTCATGCGGCTCCAGGGGCTTACGAACTCGGCGAACGCCGTGACCGTCCAGCCTGCCCTGAACCAGTTCGAGAACGGGTTCGAGGGCGTGCCCATAAGGCGCGTAGATCAGCTTTTGAATACCGAAACAGCGATAGCTTAGCCTTTAAATTCAACTACTTAGAGAAACATCTATCAACTGATCCTCCGCCCAGGACGAGCCAAGGTCGCGAGACCGGCTGGCAGGGCACCCCATAGGCAACCGGAGAGAAGACCATGTTCGTTGATTCTGAAAACCAGTTCAGCACAGGCGCAGGCGCCGGCCAGTCGGTGGCGGCATTCACGGCGGGCACGACCGCACTCGGCAACGTGATCGACTCCGGCCCTCTGGGCGGTCAGAACACGCCGAACACGAACGCCGGCCGCGACTGGGGCTGCGGATATCCCGCCTGGGTGTACCTGCTCTTCATCACCGGCATCGCGCAGGCCGCGAACACGACCGACATTCAGCTCGTGAGCTCGGCTGCAGCGGCACTGACCTCGCCGAACAACATGGTCTCGCTCACCGGCGGGCCGATCACCGTGACGGGCAACGCCAAGGTGGCGACCGGGGCAGCAATCCGTATTGCCATGCCACGCGCCGGCATCGGCGGCACGACCGGATGGCTGCGGTACATCGGCATCAACTTCGTGCTGGTCACGACCGGCTTCTCGGCCGGCGTCGTGAACGCGTTCCTCACCCGTGACGTACAGGACAACCTGCTCTACGCGGCAGGTTTCACCGTAAGTTAATGCCGCGACGCGGAGAGGAGCAAGCATGAAGGTGCGCCTCAAGAAACCGGCGACCGTCGTCACCGAGATCGGTCATCACTGGCAGCCGGCAGGGGCCGAAGTGGAGATCCCCGACGATCACTTCGACGCGGAGATGCACGAATCGCTCGAGGCGGACGCCGCCGCGATGGGCCCGCAGGCTGCTGCGGACGAACCGGACGAGGACGGGTACATCAAGCCACGCAAGCGCAAGTGAGGTAGGGCATGTTTAGGGTTGTGGCAACAAGGCAAGGTTTCCATAATCAGCGTCTCCGCGAGCGGGGCGAAGTATTCGACCTGCTTACGAACAAGGACGGCAGCTACCGCAAGGCGTATACGCTCGAGCAGTCGATCGACGTCCAGGGCAATCCGATCCGCGGCAAGTTCAAGCGGATCGAAGTGCCGGCAAAGGACGGGTTCGGGCGTCCGTTCGCGAAGAACGGCAAAGCGGTCGCCGAACACGCCGACTACGCCGAAGACCTCGGCAACGTCTCGGTCAGCGAAGGCCCGAACGTCGGAGAGGCGATCCATCTCGGCTGGATGTACAAGGTCCCCGACGACACCCCTCTCGGGCAGTATCCCGACGTTCTCGACTTCTGGAATCCAAAGATCCGGTTGCCGGAACCGTACGTCGCATCCGTGGCGCCTGGTGGAGTCTCGAGTCGCGGGTCCGCCCCGATAAAGGACTTTGAGGACGACAAGGTCGAAGTCATTGCACCGGGAAGCAAGGACAAGGTCCTCGGCACGGGTCCGCGTCCGCCTGGGGCATAAGTGGCGACGATCGTTCACACGACGGATGCGCTATCCGCGCTCGCGGACGGGTTCTCCGTCACCTGGGCAGCGATCACCAACGGCAGTCAGGGCGACGCCGCAGGGGGTCCGTATGTCACCGCGTCCTTCCAGGCGACCGGGACATTCGGGGCGGGCGGGTCGATCCGCATGGAGGGCTCGAACGACGGCACGAACTGGTTCGCTTTATCGCCCACTGCGCTCACCGCTGCCGGCATCTTTGCGGCTCTGGGAGCCGCCGAGCATCCGCGGTTCATCCGGCCGAACGTGACTGCGGGGGACGGCACGACCGCAATCACGGTCGTCGGCTTCTTCCAAGCCCCGAAGCGAGCGTTCTGATGGATTTGGTCCACATGGGGCAAGAGGATGGCGCAGCGCCAGCGGAGATGCCGGGGATCTCGCCTTATCCGTTTGGGCTGCGGCTACACCTCACCCACGAGGAACTGGCAAAGCTTGGCTACGATGCGCTGCCGGCGGCGGGGACGATCTGCCGCCTGGAAGCGGTGGCAGTCGTGACACGCAGCGCCACGGAGGACCCGGATGCGGACGGAGACTGTGACTACTGCTCGATCGAACTCCAGGTGACCGAGCTCGCCATGGAGGAAGAAGAGGAAGGCGAGGAGGAGGACACGGATCACGATGCGGGTCGCGCGCATCGTATGTACGGCAAGGAGTAACGGGTGAGCTCGTTTCTCGACATTTATAACCTCGCGCTCGCGAATCTCAACTCCAGCCAGACCATCCAGTCGGTCAACGACCAGTCAGAAGCCGCCGGCGCCTGTAATCGCTTCTACGACTGGGCCCGGCAGACCGTGCTCGAGAACGCTCACTGGGACTTCGCCACGAAGACCCCTGCGCTCGCGCTCATGCTCGATCAGATCAATCTCCCGATCAGTCAGATCGCGTATCCCGGTTTTCGGTTCGTGTACCAACGGCCCCAGGACTGTCTGCGCTTCCTGTCGGTCACGACCAATTACGGTTTACGGGTTAACCCGTTCCTCGCCTTTTGGTGGCGGGCAGGGGCCATGGACTGCGCGGCCGGCTCCTGGGGGCCGTTTCGTCCGCCGTTCGTGCAGCGAATCGACCAGATCAGTAACCCCGTCAACCAGGGCATCGTGATCCTCACCGATCAGGACTCCGCCTACGGGGTGTATGTGACGGACGTCACGAACGTGAACCTGTGGACGAACACGTTCAAGGAGTGCGTGGCCTGGCACCTCTCGGTCAAGATCGCGGGACCGATCTCGGCGAACCTGCGCGAGAAGCAGAACGCGGAGAAGATGGCGGAGACCACCCTCACCAAGGCGTTCGCGCTCTCGGTGAGCCAGTCTCAGCCGGACCCATACCCCGACTCGCCTGCGATCACGGCGCGTAACTGATGCCCGGTGATGTCCCTGCCTATCCGATTCAGTCAGCCTTCTCCCGTGGAGAAGTCTCGCCGTTCCTATTCGGTCGGGTAGATCTCCTCGGCTGGTCGCAGGGACTGCGGACGCTCCGCAACGCGACCGTGCGCCCCGAGGGCGCGGTCATGAACCGACAGGGGTTCAACTTCAACGGCACCGCGCTCACGAACGTCTCCAAGGGCTCGATCCTCGTGCCGTTCGTGTTCTCGGCGACGCAGAGCTACGTGATCGAGATCGGCAACGGCACCGCACAGGTGTTCTCGAGCGGCGCACTGGTCGGCGGCGCGACCTTCGTCACCCCGTGGGCGACGCAGGATCTTCTCGCGCTCCGGTGGTCGCAGTCGGCTGATACGCTCACCCTCGTGCACACCGCGTACCCACCGTATGAAATCAAGCGGGTGAACGCGAACACCTTCACCTGCACGCA